CCTTTATATTCAGGATCAGAAAATAATTGTACAATATCAACTGATATTCCAAAAGGTGGTACGGGCACAGCAAAAGAAATAGGTAATACTTTATTAATTATTTCCATAAATTTGGCTTGAATAAAAAGATGATATTCTTCTATCATCGCATTAATTCTTTTTTCCCATTCTACTTCTGGTATTTCTAAAGAACCAAAAACTGGCCTAGAAATAGAAACAGGAAAATTGCCCAAGAGTGATTCTATATCTTCTAATATATCTCTGACTTTTTGCGCTTCATCGGGTAAACCGGCCAATTCTAAAGTTGCAATAGAATTTGTAATCTGATTAAATATATTAGTCAGATCAGCAGGTTTTGGTAATAAACTCCCTTCGCATGGTATTGTAATTGTTGTACTTGTCATTACGCATTTAATTTAATATTAGAGGCGATTATGGTAATAGTACCATCCGCATTCATTGTAATCCTTGAATTGGATTTATGTTTAATATTAATTCTTTCTTCTCCATCACTATTATCAATTTCAATTAAGTGACCAGATTTGGACTTATATACTTTATTATCTACTGAAGCCTCATCTGGTAAATCTTTTGTTCCATCTGTTTGTGTTGCAATAGAACCTATAACCATAGGGTCTTGTGCACTCGGGCCATCTCTAAAGAATCCTACAACCCATGAACCAATTTCTAAATGGTGGTTACTGCCGTTTCCTTTTATTGAAGCATTGGTAACTGGCATGACCACTGTGGCCCAGGGAAGATTATCTACATTCTCAACACCATCATAAAATCCAAGGCAATGAACCTTTACTCTATTTAATCCTTTAGGGTCGTCAATTTCTTTTATGATTCCAGTAAACCACTCAAACTGTCCGCCTATAAATTCATCTGGTTTCATATATCTGATACCTCTGTCGCATCTTTTTCTTCTTCTAGTGTTATAATATCATTAAGGTCTGCACCAAAAGAATTGGTTTTTAATTCTACTTGCATTGTATATTCATCAGAAAAAGTATGAATGATAGATGTAATTAAATATTTTCCTGTTTGCATTTTATCAATTGGATCAGAAACATTATCTTCTGCACCAGTTTTATTAACAGTTATCTTTATTACATTACCAGATTCTAATTTAAAATTACCTGAAATAACTATATCGTGTGTTAAAGTATCTTCTGTTGAAATATATGCTTGACATTTGCTAATATTATCAACAGATGGGTTGTGATAATTAAATTGGTTATCACCATATGATAAAGAATTTGTAGAAATAAAATAATTCTTTCCATTTGGAAAACTATTTACTTGTCTACCATCATATTGATCCGTATTATTTTTATTTGGAAAAGGATCGTGGGGATTTAATTTTCTTATACCGCCATAAATATATTCCGAACCTTTTTTATTATATGTTTTAGTAGCGATATCTATATTTCTAGTGTTAGATGAAAATGCGCCTTCACTAGTTGCAACAAATTTAGATAAATTTAAATCAGAACTTAATTTTCTGATTCGTCTTGAAGTTTCCTTAAAATATTCTGCACTACCAATAGTTGAAGTTAAAACAGGAGAGTGTATATATTCTGCAGAAACATCTTGATCTGCAAAGTCTTCATATGATTTGTACTTAACTTTACCTACTAGTGTTTCATAAAAATAAAATGGAGCACCTGCAGTAGTAAAAGAATTTTTATTCAACCAATTAATTGCTGCAAGAGGCCTTAGTTTGGGAATAATACATTTAATATTTTTATCAGTAGATGTGTTTATATCCATCTCTTTGATTTTTAAATCTGCTTTACAAATCTGCTTTACAATATTACCTATAGTACCTTCTTTAAATTCATTTAAGGTCTTTGTATTATTAATATAAACATGTTTTGAAACAGCACGAATTTGATAACTAGAAGAACCGTTTCTCGTTCTAGCAAAATTTACTATTTCTGAAGTATAAAAAGTGTGTTTATGTTTTTCTACGTCTTTTGTTTCAAGATCTTGTCTTTTTATTAACAGTTCGATTTTTTCATCACCATTTAATTTTACTGATTCAAATAAATTAACACCGTCAAGTATTACCATTGACAAATCAATAGAAGAAGTGTATATACTTTCAGTAATAATTAGTTTAGTTATTAATTCTCGTATTTCAATTACTGTGCCATTAGACGCAGTAAGTTTACATGATGAAATGATGTATGAACTTGGAGTAACTCCAGAACTACCAATTAATCTAGTTGTATTTCTTACTTGTGCCATTAACTAATATCCTAGTTATTATTTATGAGTTCTTCAAATTTATCTACGAATTGTGTAATATATTCTGGAGCGATAACTCGCATTCTTGATCTTTCATCATTACTTTCTTCTAAGTGAGCTCTATTAGTAATATATTTTAAATCACTAGATGGTTCATTACCTTCAACGAAGACACCATTATGTTGTATTCTTTTTTCTGGATCACCTTCAGTATAATACGAATACGGAGCATCTATATATTTAAAAACCTCATAAGTATCAACTGAATCCTCACTCTGACTGCCAGTAACTACTTCAACTAAGTTTGGTACAGAATTAGGATCACCTTGGAATGCCCCTGTGCAATCTTGGACAATTAGTTGATTCATATCAATATTTTTCTTTGTAAGAGTACCTGTGGCTAAACTACTAGAACCAGTAATGGTTTCTCCTAAAGTAAATCTACCTGCTAAAGAATTTTGAAAATCTGTTACTAATTGGTCAGTATTTCTTATAACAACTGGTCTAGTGGTAATTGCAAACCCATTATATTCAGTCTTCATGTAATTAAATAAATCTTCTTGTGACATAGGCCAGGAAGCAAGACCGTCATGTAAATATTCGTTTACAATAAAGAATGTCCAATAATAGTCTGGTGTTCCGTATAATCTTTGTGATACAATATCAGGTCTTTCGCCATTTTTGATTTCGTATAATTTATACGCAGATATATCATCTACAAATTCTCGTAATGGTCTAACCGATCTATAGATATTAACTACATTCTGGAGAACACCAGTATTTTTTAAGTCGTAACCTATTTTTGGGAATATTTTAAAAAATGCCATTAATTGCCTCCGGTATCTTCTGACGTTGTTGTACCTTCTTCACTATCTTCTGAATCTTCGGATTCTTTTGGGTATAAATCTTGTCTTATTAGTGCTTTGACTTCTTGGAAAGTACATGCAATATCCACTTCAACAGGTTGACCTTTATCGTGGAATGCATTAGTAGTTGAGTTATAAGTAGTATTAAATGTTACTAAGTAGCATTCAATTATTTTTGGCATATACTTATTAGGTTTTGAGCCATTATAAAATTCTATTTTAAATCTATTAGGATATTTTAAAGTATTTGCACCAGCATCATCGGGGTACATATTCTCTCTAAATAAATTTTCTATTGCAAGTGCAGTATCTGCTTCTGATGAACTTTCTGAAACTAATTTAAAAGTGAAACCAAAGGATCTGATATTAGAACCAGTATATTGTGTTTCAGTATATGGGTTAGTCGCAATTCCTTTACGTAATTGTGTAGCTCCACCAAGAAGAGCTCCAACTGTTGAAGAACCTAGACTATTACCTATTAAAGCACCGGATGAAGCAACACTATTGGTAATATCTGCTTCAGTTACAGTACCACCTGCAATTGCAGCATCCTCAAATGCACCTACTAAACCTAAATCCATAGTAGTATATGCTGCAGCATCAGGCACACTAAAGCCTTGTGGAATAAATAAATGAACAGTAGGGCCGTCATTATCTTCATTCAAAACTTTAAATCTTACATGTGCAGAACCACCATCCGCTTCAGCCCTCAGTCGTTCTGGAAATGTAATAATGACAGGACTATCTTCAGCCTTATCACTGTTATTTGTATTTGCTACACCATCTGTTTCGGCCATAGTTATTTACCTTATAAATAATAATTTACACTATACAGGTATTTATAATGGCTTATAAAGGGAAATATACAATTAAGAACAAACGAAAATATATGGGAGATCCTACTAAGGTAGTCTATCGTTCTCTATGGGAGAGACAAGCATTTAGATGGTGCGAATCAAACCCCCATGTGAAGAAGTGGAATAGCGAAGAGATTGTCGTTCCATATAAATGCAAAACAGATAATAAACTTCATAGATACTATGTAGACTTGTTAATTGAATTGGATAATAAAGATATTATTTTGGTTGAGATTAAACCAAAGAACCAAACTATACCACCAAAGAAAACATCTCGTAAAACTAAAAGGTATGTTAACGAAGTTACCACTTATATAAAGAACACATCCAAATGGACTGCAGCACAACAATATGCAGACCACAAAGGGTGGAAATTTCAAGTATGGACAGAAGATACTTTAACCAATCTTGGTATAAAGCTACTAAAAGGTTAATATAAATAGTTATATGGCATCAATATTCGATACAATCAGTGCAGCGGCTTTTAGGGCAGGAATCCGATCTAGGACTCCTAAGTCAGAAGAATGGTTTACGTCAAAGGTAAGAGAACTAGCCATGCCTTCTAGGACTAAAATACTAAAGGATGATGCATTAGAAAAACGTAGTAAACCTCTAGTAGGTGATATGTGTATGTATTTTTATGATCCTAAAACAAAGGAAACACTACCATATTACGATAGATTCCCTTTAACTATTATAGTTGGTCCTGCACCAGGCGGATTTACTGGATTAAATTTACATTATATTAACCCAGTGGCTCGTGCAAGACTACTCAACGAGTTATTCAAACTTGCACCTAAAGAATTAAAACCAGATAGTAGAATAATGAGACTACGTTATGATTTACTACAAGGTGTACGAAAGTATAAAGAATTTGAACCATGTTTCAAAAGATATTTAACATCTCATGTTAAGTCACAGATATCAAGAGTACCTATGACAGATTGGGAAACAGCCATATATCTACCAATACAACAATTTAAAAAGAAAAGTTCCAGAACAGTCTGGGCCGATTCCAGAAAAATATATCAGAGTTAACATATGTCAATAGATAAATTAACAAGTACTATAGGAAAGCGTGGCGGTCTCGCCAAGGCAAATAGATTTCAGATTATCTTTACCCCACCTCAAGGTGGTTTATTAGGTGCAGGCGGCCTTGTTGGTGCATTAACTTCTGGTGGTGGTCTTAAATCTATGATTAATGACCCAAGAGATATATCTCTCTTATGCGAAAATGTAGTGCTTCCTGGCAGACAGGTTAGTACATTAGATTATATAGCAGAAAAACAATCAGTAAAAGTACCTTATACTTTCATTAACGAAGATGTACAATGCTCATTTTTACTAACCAATGATTATTACATGAAAACAATGTTTGATGGTTGGTTAGAATCAGTATTTGATAGTAATAAGTATAAAGCAAAATTTAAAAAAGATTTTACTTCAGATGTTGTAATACAGCAACTGAATGAAAAGAATGTTCCAATATATGGTGTTAGGTTAGAAAATGCATTTCCGACCACTGTTGCTGGAATTACTCTGGACAATAACAGTGAAAGTGCTGTCCAGAAATTGAACGTAACATTCAGTTACGATAATTATGTACCGGAAGGTCCACTATCTTCAACCTTATCAGGTTTGAGAAGCGCACTAGAACGTATATTTTAATATAATTTTAGGAGATTATAATGGCATTACCAAAAATGAGTGTCCCTCGTTATACGGTTGAATTACCGTCAACAGGGAAACAGTTGAATATGAGACCTTACTTGGTAAAAGAAGAAAAGGTATTAATGATTGCACTAGAGTCCAACGACCCTGTGCAAATAAGTGAAGCAGTAAGAGGTATTATTGAAACTTGTTATGAGTTGGATAGTATAGAAGACCTTACAGTATTTGATATTGAAATGTTATTCTTACAACTGAGAGGAAAATCAGTTGGTGAAGAAATGAAGATTCAAGTTAAATGTAAGGAAGAAGAATGTGGACATATGAATCCACTTTCAGTTAATATTGATGATATCACTGTATATAGACCAAAAGATTCTGATGGTACTATACAGTTTGAAGGTACTAATATCGGAGTAAAGATGCGGTACCCAACAGCTGATGTAATTAGGAAAATTAATCCTGAAAAATTTGAATCAGTTGAAGGTGTAATGGACTTAATTGTCGATTGTATCGAAAGTATCTTTGATGAAGATAATGTATATAATGCGAAGAACGAAAAGAGGGAAGACTTGGTAGAATTTATTGAGGGTTTAAGTTCAGAACAATTTAAACTTATTCAAGCATTTTTCCAGGATACTCCTAGTGTAGCGTACAACGCTGTAATTAAATGTGGTAAATGTAAGACGGATAATGATATAGAGCTAAAAGGACTTAACAGTTTTTTTTCATAAGCCTCTCACATGAGAGTTTAGAGAACTTTTATCAGACCAACTTTGCATTAATGCAACATCATAATTACAGTTTAGGTGAACTTGAAGGTATGTTACCATGGGAGAGGCAAATATATGTTGCTCTATTAAAACAACATATAGACGAAGAAAATTTAAAACAGAAGTCCAAAACTGGATATAGAGGTATGTAATGGAAGAAGAAATTAAAGCAAGTGGTCACCATCCCGCTGATACCAATGGTGATGGTAAAGTATCTAAGGCAGAACAAGAAATGTACTTAGAATTTAAGAGAAAGGAACTTGATGACCAAGATGCCATGAGAGATGCGCAGAGAAAAATGGCGTGGTTTGCTCTTGGTGGTATGTTACTATATCCATTCGCCGTAGTAGTCGCGTCTTTAGTGGGGCTTGATCAGGCACAAAAAACTTTAGGGGATATGGCACCAACATATTTTGTTGCCGTAGCAGGTATTGTTGCAGCATTCTT